ACCGTTGTCCTTTCCTTTTTTTTTTTTTTTTTTTTTTTTGGAGGTACTCTCTTAGGACAATCAAAATGTCTTGTTAAACTGAGACCAGTCTACGAACGACTCGTCTTGCGGTCTGACGAATCTAGACAACATCAGCCTCCTATCCAGCTGATTGATCATGTAGAGCGGCAACCCCATCTTATGGGTGCGGCGCTGAAATTCCTTATCATTGATAAACTGGGCCCGCGCCACAGCATCAACAAAATCGAAATTCGTCATTTCGAGCGTCTCCTTATAGAACCGATTTAAAAGGAAAACGAGGAAATTCCATGCTTGGGAATTGGTCCCAGCCGTATCAAACAACAAACCCAACCACCGAGAGATGGACACATCGATGGTGCAGTTAGCAGCAGTAGTGAGTGACTTTGTAAAGTAGTCAGTAGTCACACGGAATGGGACAATTATGTCCCTTCCGTCCATGGAGGGGATCTTAATAAAATAACGCTTAAGATAAACCACTCCCATCCTGGAAATGCTGTGTTTGACATTGACGTCGCATTGGCCTGCCATATGAGTACGAGGAGAAAAGTCTACCTCGGTGAGAAAATGACCGGGGGGAAAAACTCCGGTTTCATCTTCCTTCAACTGCAGACCAATTTTGTGCAGCAAGATGGATTGGAAAAGACCGAAAGCAAGAGGCTTTCGATCACGCTTTGCCGTTGCGTCCTTAAAATGTCTTCCACTTCGAGTAATTATTGCGAGGACCTCCCAGGGCATGGCAATTATGATATTATCACCATAAATTTGCCATCTCCGAGGGGTAGAGCGCCATTTCGGAAGGAGGGAGGGATAATTCTCCTTCAAATAGTCCTCAACAAAATAGAACATAATTCTGAGAGCAACATCGACGTAAACAGTGTCTCCCCACGATGTTCCATAAAGACCAGAAAACATAACACCAATGACAAATCGGTACTCGTAGCCAGTCCATTTGGTGAGCGTGGTAGCAATACCATCAGCCGACCAAGTGAACCAACTACGAAGTACTTCATAGTTCTTGGGGTCATGGGCCTTGGAAAAATAGGCAAGGGGGAGAGAGAAGAGAAGTGTGAGCAGAGAAGGAACCAGAGATTGGTCAAGCTTCTTGATATCAGTTGAGATCCAACCAATATCAGGGCGGTCATACATAAGATACTCGGCGACTTTATGAGCGCCTCCGAATGCCCAAGTATGACCAATGCCAACCGACTTTCGAGTATAGAAAGCGGGAAAAACTTGACCATAAATGACTTTGTCCACCATAAGTCGGATCATGGACATGATGAAGAAAACGCGTACCTTGGTTTCAGGTACATCACATGCACGCGGTTCAGCCTTAACACTGATTTTCGCTACAAGTTCTGGGAACCAATCCCTGGAATATTTTCTTTCCCCAAGTCCTTTCTCCACAACACGGGCTATCTCTTCCACCTGATCAACGACATAATTGAACGCTGCACCCTGGTCGGTACAATTGGCGAGTTTGATAACCGTGTTACCCACGGTTGTCTCCCACGCTTCAACGTTCATATAACCGCTGCTTTTGTCTTTATCAAATGTCACCCAGCTTAAAGTCTCTCTGGATGGTACGGACGGGTAGAGATCACACAAACGGGACATGTTCATGCTCTCTATTATGGCCCTTGCCATGTATTTTGGGGGACAATGGATAGTGCCCGGATTGTAAAGAATATTAACAAGGGATTCATAAGCTCCCTCGTAATTAAACCCGGACAAGTATGCATGTTTTGCAAAATGATCAGGAGATCCTGCTGCGAATCGAATGGGGTGCATTGCCACACACGCTTCGCTGCATTCACGCCGAGGAACTTGCATTGGGCAAGAACACTGACCATAAGTTGCAACATCGTAAATTCCGTCGTTGAGGCGTTCATACTCCTCAACCCAAATCTCGTGGATACGCTCACGGGATTGGATGGCGGTGAGATTGAGGGAGGATTCAAAAGGACGAGAAACATCTACTCGAATGATATTTGGACCACACATTCGACAGATTTTCTGATAAAACTTATCCCCAAGATTCTTTTTATGCTTCCCCTCCAACATCACTTCGCCGTTGGCCTCATAAAGGCGAAATTTTTCGATTGCATCATGACATACTCTCCACTGAGCCTCGTAAGGCTCTTCATGAGCAAGAGCCTCAAACTCCTCTCCGTCGGAGTTGATGAAACATTGGATGGCTTGGCTGAGGTGAACCCCAGGTCGGGGTACCAAACTCACCGTCCGTCGATCTTCGTTCCAACAAAAGTTCAACATACAGATAATTGTAGTAGCAAACTTCCTGTATTTAGGATTGGACTCGTGGTTAAAAATTCGATTATCGAGATACTTGGCTAATAGTCTCAGATTGCCCAGTCGCAAAAATTTTTCAGAATTCACGTGCTGGGGATACTCCAGTAGGCGTAATAAGGCCGCTTGGTGAC